GGGCAATGTTTCCAGAGGATTCGTATGACGTTCCTATAGAGGAACTTATTGTTCGTACAAATTAAAAATCAATTACTTGCTAGATTAGCAAATAGCGTTAAAATAAAAGTATCGGTATCCAGTCAGCCGTTTAATGACTGAGTTTGAAGGGGTTTTAAATGAACGAACAGGCAGAATTGGAGAATGATAACGAGTCAATTGAAGACCAAGAGGAAAACCTAGAAGTTGTTGATGCAGACGAAAGCGTAGACAACGAAGGTGAGAATCAAGAGTCTGATGATGATGAAGTAGTCGTTTCTATAGGTGAGGATTCGCCACCTCAAGAGGAACACACTCAAGCACCTGAATGGGTACGAGAGTTGCGTAAGACAAATAGAGAACTACAGCGGCAGAATCGAGAGCTACAAAGCAAGCTACAAACCACACAGGTTGAGAACAAGCCAATCGTGTTAGGTAAGAAGCCAACCTTAGAAGACCACGATTACGATGCTGATAGATTTGAGCAAGCACTAGCTAATTGGTTTGACCAGAAACGGCAAGCCGATGATGAGAGAGCTAAGCAAGAAGCTGAAGTTATGAATCAGCAAAAGGCATGGCAATCGAAACTGGATGGCTACGGTAAGGCGAGAGCTGAGCTGAGAGTCAAAGACTTTGAAGATGCTGAGGCAGTTGCTCAGGAACTCTTTAGCGTTGTCCAGCAAGGCGTGGTGTTGCAGGGTGCAGATAATCCTGCTGTCGTAATTTACGCACTCGGTAAGAATCCAAAGAAGGCTCGAGAGTTGTCCGAAATTAAAGACCCCGTAAAGTTTGCTTTTGCGGTTGCGAAACTGGAGAAGGAATTGAAAGTAACGAACCGTAAGGCAGCCCCACCACCCGAAAGAATCGTGTCAGGAACTGGCAGAGTCTCAGGTGCGGTGGACTCAACCTTAGAACGGCTGCGAGAAGAAGCGTCTCGTACTGGAAATATGACGAAAGTTATACAGTACAAAGCGCAGAAACGAGCGGCTTCAAAATAATTTTTGGAGTATTAAATCATGGCTAATAGTTTCTCAAAAGAAGAACGTGTAGCGTTCGAAGACTTACTTGAAGGTTTCCAAGACGCTTTAGTGTTGTCACGTCACGTTTCTGTTTACAATACAGATTCAACGATGATGGAACGTGCTAACAACACCATCTGGCGTCCACAGCCTTACATCGCTCAGTCAATCACAAGCACCCCTGGTTCATCAATCGCTGGTTCTTACCAGTCGATGACTCAGTTAGCTGTACCTGCTACTTTAGGTTTCAGCAAGACTGTGCCTTGGGAAATGACTACACTTGAATTGCGTGACGCATTACAAGAGAATCGTTTAGGTGACAGCGCAAAGCAGAAACTTGCATCTGACATCAATATCGCAATCATGAACGCTGCCGCTGGCTTGGGTTCTTTGGTCGTGCCTATTGCTGCCGCTGCTGGTGACTACGATGACGTTGCACTTTGCGATGCCATTATGAATGAGCAAGGCGTTCCTGATTATGACCGTTTCATGGGTCTGTCAAGCCGTGACTACAACGGTTTGGCTGGCAACTTGTCACAAGCAAGTCGTTCATTCGGTAACCAGAAATCAGAACGTGCTTACGAGCGTAACTTTGTTGGTATGGTTGCAGGTTTTGACACATACAAGTTTGATTATGCAAACCGTCTTACCGCTGCGGCTGGTGGTGGTAGCATTACTATCGACACCAATGGTGCAGGTACTCAAGCTAGTTTTGTGCCACAAGCTACATCGACTTCTGTCGGTGGTCAAATCAACGTTGATAACCGTTTCCAAACAGTTACCGTTTCTTCAACTGCAAGCGTTGCCGCAGGTGATGCTTTCACAATTGCTGAAGTTTATGCTGTTCATCACATCACTAAGCAAAGCACAGGTCAGTTAAAGACTTTCCGTGTCGTGTCTATTGATTCTCCAACAACGATGACTATTACTCCTCCCATCATTGGTGCACAAGGTACACCTACCGATGCCGAGTTGCAATACAAAAACGTTGAAGTTGCAATCGCAGCTGATGCCGCAGCAATCGTGTTCTTGAACGTTAATGCTTCACAAGTAAACGTCTTCTGGCAACGTGATTCGCTTGAGATGTTACCTGGTCGCTACGCTGTACCTGCTGATGCAGGTGTTGCAGTTATGCGAGCAAGTACTGACCAAGGCATCGAGTTGGTTATGCAGAAGTTTTATGACATTGACAGCATGACCATCAAGTATCGTCTTGACACGCTGTTCGGTGTTGTGAATAAGAATCCTGAGATGTCAGGTATCTTGTTATTTAACCAGTAAGCAAGGTTTGGG